TAAACGGTGCTCCGTTGCCGTAGAAATAACCATTGGTTCGGATACCTGGTGTTACCACATTGCCATTGACGTATGTGAGATAAGGATCTCCCGCAAATCCATTAGACCCATTGTTGTATTGTATAGATCCATTGGCACCTTCAGCATAGTTGGTGGTGCTTGTGACTTGATTGGTAGTATTGAAATTCTGTTCTTCAAGATTGATAGTGACATTGGCACCTTGAAACACTCCGGGTTGGCTGCTGGTGATTAGACTGTTCAATGCCGCTTGTCCATTTACTACTACCAATGTATTGGCATTGGTTGCAGCCGCAGCGGGACTGGACAACACTGTAGAACCGTCTGCACCGGCTCGCAGCACAGTGGGTTCGGCAGCAACTGATTCTTGATATGGTGATACGCCGGCAGCGGGTGTTTTGATTATGGCCATGGTTTGAGTTCCCTTTGTTGTATTTACCGAGTTCTAATAAACATTACCGGTGCATATATCTCTAGCCAACAAAAAAGGGCCTTGCGGCCCTTTCTTGCTCTTCCCATCCCGGGGAAAGTGGTGATTCTCTGATTAGGAGAAAGACAAGTTGGAAACAGCGATCTCTCCAACGTAGTCGCCAGCATTGCCGAAGCTGCTTGCGGTGTTGGTGAGTTCGATGAAGCCATAACGTGTCATGAACGATACGACTGGTTCGAATGTGGTCGGATCCAACACAACTCCTGAGCTCATCAGGGGAATGTATGGGCAGTAGAAAGCAGGAGCGTCAGCTTCTGAACTACCTTTGTAACCAACCAGCACAGGAGTGGTGTCGCTGGCATAGCTGTCAACGAACACACGCATTGCGCCGTTCAGTGTTCCAACAAACTTGGTGTTTGTAGGAGCTTCGAATGTGCCTTCTGTGGTGCGAGCGAATGCACTAGTGGTAGCACTTTGCAACACAGTCAGACTTGCTGAACTTACAACAGCATAGTTACCAGCGCCACGACGTGTGCGTTGAGCGATCAGGTTAGCCACACGGTTGATCAACACAGCCAGAGCGGCGTGTTCGTCACCAACGAATGTAGCAGTACCGGAAACGGTAGCTTGGTTGTATGTGTATTCAGTTGTTGCCAATGAACGCAGGCTCAGGAGAATCTCCTGGTCAATTTCAGCTGTAATTTCTTGAGCCAAAGCAGCCATGATTTCGGCTTCTACGTCGATACCATGCATTGCTTGTGCGTCTTGAGCAGCTTCAAATGTCCAACGAGCTTGCAACTTACGAGTCTTGGCTTCAACAGCTTGCTTCAAGATTTGCACAGAGATCTGACGACCGCCGGAACCTTCAAGCACTGATGTGTTAGCACCAGAGTAGATGTTTTGTGTTGGATCAACAATACCAGCGGTAACGCTAGATGCTGAAGAGTATGCTTGAGCGATCAAGAATGGGCTCAATGCTTCTTGGCCAGCGGCAGTGCTGGTTTGAGCAGTGCTGTTGTCTTGCATTGTGTTAGCATAACGCACACGCAGGGTGTGGATCTGACCAACTGGACCAGTCATGGGCTGAACGCCTACCAATTCGTTAGCGATAACGGTTGGCATAACACGACGGATCACTGGCAGAATCACACGGTTAAGTGTGGCGATGTTGCCAGAACCTGTTGAACCACCACTTGCATTTTCTTTCAAATACTTGCGAGTATTTTCAAGGATCACGCTCATGCTGTTTTTCTTGTTGCCTTTTAGGCCTTCGAGAAGGGCTTCTTTGGTTTCTTCCCAACGGCCTTCTAATAGAGTTTGTGACATTTAAGTCTCCTTAGTTAAAAAATTACAGCCCTGCCAGACGCTTGATAGCGATCACATTGCTGTTGTCAACACTGTCTTCGTCTTGACGAGGGGCAGTTTTATTACCAGTGACTTCTGACACACGTTCTGAGATCACCTGGCGGGCTTTCACAGACTTGCCTTCAGCTAATACTGCTGGTAGATACTTTTCAAAAGCGTTCTTCAGACGAGGTGTCTGCACACTTTCGAGTAAATTACGCATCACTTCACGCTTTTCCTCATTGAGAGGACTGAGCAGTTCATCCATGGTATTTTGACGCACGTTGGATTCACGGATGATACGCATTTCACGTTCCTTAGACTCCACAAGAACTTTAGCTTTCTTGGTGAGTTTGATGGCTTCTGACAGTTGACTTTCTCTGGCAGCGATGATGTTTTGCAACTTGCGAACTTCGGCTTTCTCATTGAGATGAGTAGCACCAAATTCAGCAGCATACGCTTCAAAGATTCTACGACCAAAGTTGTTCTCGCGAGCAATTTTGACGTCTTCGTGTAACTGTGTAAGTTCGGCCTTGAGGTGATGGCTGACTGCTTGACTCATTTTTGCGGCACTTTCTTTTACGAAACGTGTCTTGAGACGCTCCAATTGGCCACGTGCTTCACGCACCAAACGCACTTTGGTTTCCACCACGTCACGTTTATCTGTAGCAAATTCTTGGATCTCACGAGCCAGAGCATGCACCATGAAGCCTTCGAGTTTTTCCAGGCCTTCATTGTGCAGCTTGCGGTCTTTACGCAGTTCGCTGATTTCTTCGGCCAATTTGGTCACCAGGAAGTTGTTGAACTTTCCGGCACTTTCTTTCATCTTGGCTTGAAACTTCACGCGATCTTCGCGCAGGGCAGCTTTCTCTTGAGCAAACTCAGCGAGTTCACCGGCGAGACCATCTGTCATCATCTTGTCTAAGGCTTCAACCATCACTGTCTTGTCGTGCTCATAGCGTTGTGCGAACTCTTCACGTAGTTCGGCTCTAACCTGCTCACGTGCTTCTGTCAGTTTTGATTCCCAAGCTTCGTTGAGTTCTTGGCTGACATCTTCATTGATCAGGCCGCTATCTAGCAATGGTTTGATTGCATCTAGCATGCTTTACTCCTTAATTTTGAGATCTTTGATAAGGCGCTTTACTTCCTCACGCAAAAATCTCTGTACCTTGCTGTCAGACCCTGCTTCTTTGGCTATCTCCATGACTTTATGACCATACTTCATGTTACGAAGTCCTTCATAAATTGCACGGGGATATGCATGCGGAGCACTGGGCTGGGCAACAATATCTACAGTGACGATTTCAAAGTCACTGACATGTCCGTTGCTGTCGTTCACGTTTCCGGAACCACGGCTCGAAACTCCTAGTTTTACACCCGAATCCAGCATGGTCTTGACCAACTGGCCCATGGGTGTGGGTAATATTCTCAACTTGCCATATCCTGCAGGGCCATCCATCCACATCTTGTCAATGCAATGACTCACACGGTCCAAATTGATTTTTAAATCTTCTGGGTGATCTACTTCACCCAGCACTGAATAACCACCACGCAACTGCTCATTGATACTGTGAACGGCTTTGCCAATTTCATTTACAGGGTATACACGTTCGTTGGCGTTTTTTACTCCGCCTTCAATACAGATACCTTCCATGTATAATGTCTTGCCTGCGCCGTCAGGACCATCTTCAACCAAGACTCGAATCTTGGCCTGGTTGAAGTTTAGATGTTCCTGTAAGTATTTCATCGCAGATTACTTTCCACCGCGTGGAAATGGTGTGCGTGTGTTAACACCGCTGGCCTGTCCCAAGTGTGGCTTGGTAGCTGGCTTGAGGTCTTGCTTGGCTTGTGCTGGTGTGTTACCAACTTTACCAATCAGGTCCTTGGTGGTGTTTTTGTAAGCAGCGGTGTCGTGGTGTCCACCTTCGTTTTTGCCTGCTCGCACAGGGCGTCCTTCCATGCCTGTTTGACCAGCATTGAATGCTACAGGACCAGCTTTGCCGTCACCTTCTTCGTGTGTTGTGACTTTGGGGTGAACTTGCTTCAAGCTGATGTTTTCCATCATGCCTTCTGTTTCAAATTCGTCGTCATCCATGGCCATATCGTCCATGCCGTCGTCCATGCCGTCGTCGTCCATGCCTGCATCGTCACCCATGTCGCCGCCACCCATCATGTCTTCAAATTGAGCCATGAGTTCGTCCAGCTTGTCGCTGAGATCCATCACGTCGCTTTTGCTGGCAGCTTCGTCATCACTCATTTCGTCATGGTCATGTTCCATGTCTTTGGTAAAATCTTCGCCATCTTCTTCAGCTTCGTCGTCAAATTTTTCATCTTCGTCGTCTTCAGCTTCGTGCATGGTTTCTTCAGCTTCGATGCCATTCATGAGTTCATGGGTTTGGCTTCCTCCCATGCTTTCGTCCATGTCAGTGTCAACTTCATCGGGTGTCATGCCCATGTCGTTTTCACCTTCTTGCATGAGATTTTCATAGATCTGACGGCTTTTTGATACCACGATCTGATGGAAAAGTTCTTTGGCTTTGGCGTCTTCGTCGTTGATCACATATTCAATCAACTGTTCAAACTGGTTTTTGCTCATTAAATGGCTCCTATAGGTATTCTTTAATTTTGCCACCCGGCAAAATCTATACCTATATTTACGATTTAAGAGAAAAAGACGCTGTTTATGACAGTTTTTTTGCCAATTTAGGCAGCTATATTAGCCGGCTGGTGCAGCTGGTGGTGCGTATTGAGCGCGAATATCTTTTAACTTTTCGTTGTATTCAAAAGTTCTAGTATCATTCATTTTTCGCAATTTGTTTAATTGCATCAATGTGAGCTTGGTCTTGCGTAATTGCCCAAGTCGAGGCTGTGTATTATCAGCAGCAACATCCTGATATGCACTGGGACTACGTTCATAAAGCTCATTGAGGATCATGAGATATTTATGCTCCGGGCGCCGCTGGAGCGGCCGGTGGTTGGGCTGCTGGTGTTGATCCTATGGTGCCGCCGGGGCCACCGGGTGCGCCTTCTTGTCCTGGTGCTGTGAGATTGCCCATTTCTTGACCCATGCTCACATCGCTTTCTAATCCGGCAGGTGTGATACCTACTGAACGCAGATCCTGACCTTGTGAAGTTTCCAGTTCTGGCTGTGAGCGTTCTTCTTTCCACATCTTGCTATTTTTCTGGATTTCGTCTTCGGTCAGACCCAAGAAACGCTCTAACAAGAATCTCTTGCTCAAGTAAGGTAGTGGTTCCAATGATGTAAATGCTGTGATACGAGTGGTATCTAGTTCTGCTTGACGATAACTTGCAAAATTTTGAGGCGGATTAAACTTGATCTGGAACAGTCCAGCGTCAATGTTAAACCCTCTCCAACGCATGAACATCTTGAATTCATCATCCAACTTCTGCACAATCAAGGCTTGTAAACGCTCACAATACTGATTGAATCTATATTCTTGTATCAGTGCTGTGCCTACTTTTCCGTCAGTCAACGCACGATCTGAGTCGTCTGGCCCGGTAGGCAAGTAGCTGCTGGGCACACGTAGACCACGGGCCATTTTGTTGTTAAAATACTTTAAATCGTCAATTTCGCCCAGGTTCTGACCGCCTTGCAGCATCTCTACTGAACTGCCACGACCATCTGCACCCACTGGAAAGAAGAAGTCTTCGTTGATACTCAGCGGATTGTAGCTGCTATCCATGATGTTCTGTCCGCCACCGCCATATGTGGGGATGCGGCGTTGATGCATCTCATTCTTCACACGCTCCACAAACGCCATGGCCATGTGGCTGGGCATG